TTCAAGTTAGACTCTGGCATGGGATCAACGCCGGCACAGGCCCCCGCACCGACGCCGACGATTCAGAACGATCATTTGTCAAGCCAGGTGATGCCCAGTGCAAATCTTGGTAATACAAATGAGATGCAACCGTCCGGGGTACAAGTGATTTACCCCACGACAACGGAGTTTAGCAAAGCCTCGACTGATTTTGTTTTAAAACGGATCACACAGGCTCAATACGATGATATAGCAGCTCGTTACCAAATGGCGATCAAGGCGAATAAAGTAATGGCTTAACCATTCTTCTCCTTGATTAGCCAAAAACCAATTAAGGAGAAGAATCATGATTAATGCCGCACCTGGAACACCACAATATTCGGGAACTTTTATTCCGGAAATATGGTCCGGAAAACTGCTTGTAAAGTTTTACGCCGCGACCGTAATCGCCGCAATCACCAATACCGACTACGAAGGCGAGATCAAAGACGTCGGTGATAAGGTGATCATCCGGACAGTTCCGGACATCGTCATCAGGAACTACTCAAAGGGGCAGTCCCTGCAAATCCAACGGCCTGAGTCCCCCAACGTCGAGTTGGAAATCTCTCATGCCAAATATTTTAACTTCATCTGTGACGATATCGATAAGCACCAGACCGATATCGCTCTGATGGACTCCTGGTCCCGGGATGCTTCCAATCAGATGAAGATCGTCGTTGACACGGAGTTTTTGGCCGATGTTTACGCCGATGCCGACGCCGACAACAAGGGCATTACAGCCGGCGCGACGTCCCATTCTTTTGATTTGGGTGTAACCGGAGCTCCGGTGGTCTTGACCAAAGCCAACGTGCTTGAGTTCATCGTTGATGTTGCCACGGTCCTGACCGAACAGAATGTACCAGAGGAAGATCGGTGGTTGGTACTTCCGCCTTGGATGACCGGCATGATTTTAAAGTCGGATCTCAAGGATGCTTCCCTGGCCGGCGACGGCACCAGCATTATGCGTAACGGCCGTATCGGGATGATCGACAGGTTTACGACCTACGAGTCCAACCTGTTAACCAGCGTGACAGATGGCGCTTTCCTGGCCTATCACGCAATGGCCGGCCACAAGTCGGGCATCTCTTTTGCAGCCCAGATGACCAAGATGGAAAGCCTTCGGGCAGAATCCACCTTCGGTACCCTGGTCCGTGGTCTGAATGTTTATGGCTACGAAGTTCTGAAACCCGAATCGCTGTGTGACCTGTATGTTCGTAAGGGTGTTTCCCCGTAATCACACAGTTTAACAGCTCCCCCCTGGTCGGGGGCCTCTGTGGGCCACAAAGGACTTCATGCCCCTGACCAAAACTTTTTTAGAAAATACAATTTTAGGAGAAATATTATGATCTACGCATTAAAAGGACGAGGGAATCAACATGCCTATGATGCATTCGGGTTCCACGTTGAACGCCAAATTATGAACTTTAGCGATATTCTTAACGGCCGCCAGGCGCTTGTCAATGCCAGTACCGGACTGGATGCAATCCCAGGATCTATCGTCGCTGAAGATGTTTATCAGATTTTTAATCTCAAAGCTGGTTTTATGACCTTCCTGGCCGGTTTTTCGATTATCAATAAAGACCCGGCCGATTTTGCCGCTGGCTCCCTGTATCTGATTGGTGTTGAGGGGAGTGTTATTATCAGTCCCAGTGGTGTCGGTGACGATCCTGCCTTTTTTGGTGCGCTCGACCCATCACTCGGTAACCTGGTCTATCCAACATTTTCGGGAGAGAATGGTGGTTATGCGGCTTCCAGTATGAATGGTTATCTGGCAATCGACGACAGTGTTATCACTTTCACGCCCGGTACACTGGGTGAAGGTGGCGAGAACGATCTTGACGATGCTGTGCTCGAATTTTACATGTTTGGCGCACAAATGATGGATCGTGAAAATGCTTACGCAACTGCCGAATTGGTTGCGCCAGTAGTACTAAACTAAGATACCAAAAAGGTGTCTTAAAAACACTTAAAAGGGGTTAATGTTCTTTCAATAGGACATTAACCCCTATTTCACCATGAGGGGGAGATTATGGCACTACCTAAGTTTTTATTGCAAATTCGTGAAGGACAGACCGCAACTGTTTACCGATGGACGCCGGCACTGGCAGCCAGAAAAGATATGCGCCCGATTACTGGCCAGGAAGCTAAGAAAGTTCTTGAGACCCAGAAGACGGAGCGCGAAGCAATCATTAAGGTTGCAACCCGGGATTTATTCGATGACACAGAGGACGATCTGACCGAAAACGAGCTTACAGCCAGTGTAGCGGTTGCCGAGGTTGTCAAGCCTGCAGAACATCCTTCCTTTAAGACCCAGGAAACCATGAAGGTTGACGAGATCAAAAGGATCGAGGCGTTCAAAACAAAGAACGATCTTGAAGTCTATATCCTTGAGAAATATCAGCTGGATATGATCCCCGGGGACCGGAAGAGCATGAATGATCAGGCTATTTCACTGGTGACAGAGCTTGCCAGGCACGATAAGCTTTACGCCCGATTATCCGAGTAAATACCCACAATAAGGTGAACCAACATGGCTTCAGTAGATATTTTAGACTGGAGACCAGAGGTCGCCAAATACGTCAAAGGGATCAATGTCTCTGATTACTTCGCGCTTGTAGATGATGAAGTAAAAGAGGTATGTCGAGACTTTTGCGAATTTACCCACCTTTGGACTCTTGCCCTTCCCCGTATCACCGTCAACGCCCTCGATAATGATTATACCCTTGTAATTCCAAACACTGATGGTGATGCTGACATCGAGATTATCGAGAATGTCCAGTATAAAGAAGACGGACAGGACGATGATCAATTTCGCCCACTATATCCATTTACCGACTGGGTAAAGGATGATTCAAACCCACAGGGCGCGACATTCTCAAGCCCTACGTCGGCCTACCCCGGAAATTGGCGCTTTTTAGAGGCTGAAGTTCCCACCCATTTCTACGTCGACGCTTTTAAGGTGCTTTATTTATTCCCTATTCCAACCGTAGTGAGCACTGATGGTCTATTGGTGACAACCGTTCTAAAGCCCAATGACGATGCCACCGAAGTCCCCTTGTGGTTTTGGAGTGACTGGAAGAAGGCTATCACATGGGGTGCTGCCGGCCGAATCGCGGGGATGACCACTCAGAAGTGGTTTAACAGGGAACTGAGCGATTATTTTTGGGCCAGGTATCTTGACCGTAGATCACAGGCAGCTCTCAAGAAAACAACCGGATTTACCAGGCGGGATCTTAAGGTTCAGATCCCTTCGTTTGGTGGATCACGCGGAAGGTCATGGGTATTCTAAATGGATCAGTTTAAGCAGCGCGATATCAAGATCGGCGAGGGCCGCGGTGGTGCTTTTGATGGCGGCTGCATAACAGTCAGGCCCCCGGCGCTTCTTCCATTCGGCGCATATTCGGTAATGGAGAATGTTAAGAAATGGCATCCCGGGATATCTATGCGCGAGGGGATGATTAAGTTAGCCACGACAAATACCGGACCCGGTATCATGACCCTTTATCAATTCTCTAAAGGCGAGAGGGTCGAAATACATACCTATGCCCAAAATAGAAGTGGACAAGTCATTGAATTTACAAATAATCCACCAACAGTGACAGCTGGTGTTTTTGGTAGCATAGTGTTTTGGAATCCGCTAATTGCCCCTTCAACAATACCGGCAAGTTGGAGTGATAATATTGATATTTTGGTTTATTCTGATGGGGTAAATCAACATCAATTATTCCCTGGAAATGATCATAAAATAGGAGCTTTTATAGCCCATGACAATGCCACTGCGATTACCAGGATACCAGAGATTGGCGAAGATTTAACGGATGATGTGCTCGAAGATAATGGGCTATTTCCAACGACAGCCCTTGGAAATCTGGTATCTAACGCTTTATTTATAATGACCCCTGTGCCGGCCAATGAGTTCTACTGGAAACTGTCGGCAGGATCTGCCGGGTTTAGCACTGCAGGGGCATTAAAGCTTAGATATATCAACACTTCTGGCAATTGGGCATTGGTATCGGGTTTTGTCGATGGTACATATATCCCCTTAAGGGCCTGGAGTCAGTCTGGGAGCATGACATGGACTCACCCAACAGATGAAGCCCCAACCTTTATGTTTGGCCAGAGTGGTTATTGGTATAGGCTTGATTTTGATGGTGTCGCTCCAAATAATATAACCGGCATAAAACCGATACAGATCACTTATAGCGGGGACTGGCGTCCGATGGATAATGTCTGGGACGGCGTTATGATAGATGTGGTCGAGGCCCAATTTTATGATCAATCTTTAGCTGTCTGGGACACATTCCCGGCAAGTACGATTAATATCAGTCTGATGACCAGTGCAGATAAGCTTTACCTGGGGACAGCTGATCCTGTTTATGGATTTTACACTGATGTCGGTGCTACGCCGAATGTGACAGGGACACCAACTATTTCCGTAAAAAAGCACAACGGGACTGCCTTTGTTGCGGTTACAGCCTTAGAGGATCAAACAACAGGGTTTAGAAAGTCCGGTTTTATAAGCTGGCAGAAAGACGATGTTGCGAAAAAAACGCAACTTAATGGGCAGATCGGATATCTCTATTGGTATGAGATAAGCGTAAGCACTACTCTAAGCGATAACATCATAATATCAGCACTTTATCTTCCTCAAACATATCTGGCTAAAGATTTTGGATCTGCCGGGATATGTAATTCTGTATGGAAGAACAGAAGTGTTTTTACAAGTTCGATATTCGATCGCGATATTTATGTCTCAGCGAATGGAAGACCAAATGTCCTCAACGGGGTTGATTTTGCAATCCTTGAGCCCGGGGATGGCCGGCGCAATAGGACGGTATGTATAAAGAAATTCCACAATGAAATCATTGCCTGGCAAGCCGAAAAGGGGCGGGATGGTGGATGCACAACCCTATTTGAAGGTTATAGCCCGTCGACCTTCGGCAAGCTCGTTTTGTCGAGCCAGGTCGGGACATTCAATGCCAAATCCGCGGTAGTTATCGATGGTGCCACGACAACGACCAAAAACGATGACAAGTTTCAAACCATGGCCTACTGGATCAGTCATTATGGCATCTTTATGACAGATGGTCGAATTGTTACCATGATCAGCCAGGATATCCAGAATTATTTTGATACCGACTTTCCAGCAAATTGCATCCGTCGTGGATACGAAAACGAGATGTGGGTGGAACACGATGTTGACAGAGGGGTTCTGAGGTTTGGGCTTGTGACAGGGCCTTCTGCAACTCTTCCGAACACATTTCCGGTATTTGATCTTGAAGACGGGACATGGTCTTTTGATAATATTATCAACTCTTCGTTAAAACTAACATGTGCTCTCCAGTGCGAAGCCGCGACTGGTCAGTATCCGATATTGCACATAGGGGCTGGAGCAGCTGGCGGTGTTTTTCTTTTGAATACAGGTGTTCTTGATGATGTATACGCAGTTAATCTTGCCTTGAGATTAGAGATGAATCATGTCGGTTTTCTTCTTAATCTTAGAGAAGTTACGATGAGGACCGGCGTAGAGAATTCGGGAACTTTTCTTAAATATGTTTTTCTAAATGGAAAGTTTGATTCGCCACCATCAGAAACTTTTTCATTGGTCGCAGTGGAATCTGGCGATATAACGGTGCGTCATCGGATACTTGAAAGAGCATATCAGGAAACAAATATTTCAGTACAGATTTTAGCCAATTCGACCGATGCGCCAACGGGGATATTCCTTTACGATCTTAATCTCGATAGCGAATATGAGATGAATCAATAATGAAAGACTGGTCCAGAAAACCATACCAGAGTAAATTATCATATCCGGACTTTATAAGGGGTACGCCGGCCAGGGCTTTATGGAATTCTGTTACCGAACAGAATCCTGTATTTTCTGAGTATGGCTCAAATGGCGAAAAATTAACTGCAGCTGAGAGTAGATATCTAAAATTTTTAAAACAATCAGAAGCTAAAAAACCATATCTGGCAGACGATTATCAAAGTATGGAATATGACTGGGAAGGTCTCCCCGGGCTACAGGATGAAAATCCACATATAGATCATCCATGGATGCCAGATCCACAACCTACACAGATAGACACCATTGTCGAGCCAGGATATTGGGTTCTTTACGCTTTTACAAATGATGAGTTTTGCACTGCTCGAACAAAGAATATTATAGTGCATGGAACTCATCCCATTTATAACATAAAATTTACCTGGCCGGGGCTTGTCGAGCCTGGCACAAGTTTTACCATAATTGATGGTATTGGGACAAATACTGTAGAGATAGCGCTTACAGCTGGTGTTGGTGAAATAGGTCTCATATCAATGCAAGCTTATGAGGTAGCCTTTGACGCCCCGCCATTGCCGAGTACTCAAGGAAAGGGGTGGACAGCGTTTACTGTCAATGAAACAAATGATTATGATTATTGTGGTACATTTAAATTTACTCTTAATCTTGCAGATGGAAGTCCTTATACGGACATATTGCCCGGGCAAGTTTTCGGTGTTAAGAATAGTCTCAGTGTAAATGTTCCATTTACATCATTTTATGATGCAAGCCAAAATGAGTGGACTATAATAATACCGGGCCATGTGCCAGGATCTGGCGAAACATATTCATTTACTTATAATGCAAATAGTCCATCAGTTTTGACATCTTACCCGTTTAAATATAAAACGGCAGATATTCATGTTACGAAAATTCCACCTGGAGTTTATTCAGATACATTACACTGGTTTAAGGTTATTTCATACAATTGGGTCAATACTTCCGTTCCAGCAATATGCTCTGGCCCAAGCGCGACTGGGCCGATAGCTTCTGGCGATATGGATTATATAAATGACGGTCGGATGTCTACTCACCCAGACGGCATTGAGCGTGAGCAAGTGGTTCAGGCAACGGTTGAATATACAGTTGGTTATTCAATGGCCATTAATGATGCTGTATTTAGGTATAAAGCGCCTGGATTCGCTGGCGGGGGTGGCGAATATATGCCGTCGTGTGGTACAACAGAGTGCATGCTACCAGATTCCCAATGGACTTTATGTTATGATCCAGTGTTTTATTGCCAGTCTCCTTTGGGTACGCCACTTGTAAATTTCCCGGGGCATATTGGTGAACCACCATTTTCTATAAGGGTTACAGATACAGACGGTGCATGGAATGATGTGTATACTGGTAATGCACCGGATGTTTGTATTGGACAGGTAGTCAATACCTGGGGTACCGTTAACCCGAGAGGATGGCCATGGCCGCCACTTGGTCCAGTTGTTGTAAAAACAGCTAATGTGATTGGTTCTATGTCTGGGAAGAGCCATATAATGAAAGCGGCTGGAGAGGCATGGCAAGATCCATATACATATTGGTGCTGTAAAAATGGTCCAAACCCTGGTGACTATTTCACTTTACCAGTAACTTTACAGCATATATTCTGGAACGGTAGCACCACTGGAGTTATAGCAATTCAAGCGATTATTAAGTATACTTAGGGGGACAGGAGAGAAAAAATGGAAAGCAATTTTAATTATCCAGACATTCCGATGCAGGAAACTAAACCTCAAGGGTCTGATTGGACAGGGATTAATAATAACGCAATAGCTTCCCAGGCCGGCTATACGCCACCGCCCACGCGAGCCCCTCAGAATTATGCTGGTTTGCAGGGAATAGCGGATAGGAGTGCTTTAACAGCTATGGCAATGAATAATCCCATAGTCCAAAACGCTGGACCGGTTGCTCCTGCAGAGACCCCCCGGACAATGGCACCAGCAGGCCCGAGCGCGAGCCAGGAAGCTGAAGCCTGGAGAGCAGCGAGAAGTAGACAATCTTCTTCCTCTCCTGCTGGATCAGTTCAGACAGGTCCAATTATTCCCGAACCGACATATAATGCTCCAAAGGCTCCAATTATGCCAACTTATACTGCTCGGGATTATGCTCCACCCGAAGAGGATAAGGGGTATGAAAAAGGAAAACGCCGGGAATTGATGGGAGCTGGACAGCGAGAATTGCGCCAGAGAACACAGGAAGCTATCATAGGGTCACGATCTCTGTCTAACCCGGCCGCCAGGAAGGACTTTGTTAGATCGGCTCTTGCTGGCTTCGGTAGCGGCCTTGAGAGCGTCAGCCGCGGGGCCACCGGTAGTGCCGCAACCCTTGCAAGGCAGAAGAGAGCAGAGGATCTGACGCTTTACAATAGCAAATTCAAAGTCCTTGAGGGTGCCGATATAACAAATTATCAAAATGAAATCAACAGGATAGCAGCTGATTTTGCCAGCGCACAATGGGGAGCTCAACAGCAATATGCAACACAGAAAGCTGCTTACTTGAGTCAACCACAAGCCAACCTTGGAGCATCACAGAACACAACAATGCAGAACATTTCTAAGGGTTTACCAACATACATGTATCGTTAAGGAGCATAAATTATGAACGAAATGACACCTGGGATGAATACTCAGGCAAAAAAACCGGCATTTGATCCAAAGGGTGATATAATGCCAATGGATCAGGCTGGCCCTCAGATACCGGCAGCTCCTGTGCAGGAACCTAAATCAATCAGAGAATATCTGAATACGCTGAAAGCCGGCCAAGTACCGACCTTTACGAATGTCCCGGGACAGACAGGCCAATTTGCAGCCCCAAATGCTATGGTGTTCAAGGATATCGGGAATTCTCCTGGTGGTCCCATCACTCCGTATGGCCCTGGGGAAGCTGGACCGGGAGCTATCCCAGAACAGGGAGCCGGTGACCCGGCCGATAAACCAATCACCGGGAATGATCCTTACGCTATGGCAAAAGAACGGTTGCCGCATATGTTGCCACAGTTAAAGGAAGAATTCAGTGCAAAATATGGCAATAGCTTAAACCTTGAAGAATACGATAAGGTATGGAGTCAAGCTGTCACCCATTTGAATAACCAGCTGATTAAGAAGTATGAGAAAAAGTTAGAGAGGCTTGAGACAGAGGGTCTTAAACTGATCAAGGATTATACCGGTGCATCTGTCGAGAAGTGGAAGAAAAGCCAAAGATTAGAGGATCTTGTGATAAAGACGGATTGGAATGAAATTTATCAAAAGGCCCTTATCAATTTCGACAAGCTCAGTGAATATGACGCCCGTAGGGAAACCATGACAGCAGACGAGTTTGCTGAAAACCAGGTCAAAAGTGTTCAGGATGCAATGCAGAGACGCCTCGAAACACAGACGCAGAAGGACATGGCGAGCAGGGGAGCTGGTGGTCAGAATGGTACCAATATGGTACCACCTGAATTGCAGGAAAAGTATAAAAAGGCCACAGCTGATTATCAGAAAATGAAATCAGCAAAGCATGGCACTACTGGAAAGCCTTTGTCTCATGAAAAAATACTTGAAGCATTAGGGATTACATATCCAGAATTAAAACCGTATTTTTAAGGGGAAGAAATGGGATTAGCTGATTATTGGAAATCTGGAGCGTTTGAAGAGGAAGAGACGGGAGCAATCCCAGAGCCGGCAGCCCCAGTGCAAAATTCTGGGCTTGGTGACTATTGGAAGGGTTTATCGAATCAGCCGGCAGCTCCAGAGGGTCCACCAGCTCAACAAACCGGTATTGAAATGCCAAGTCCGTTAGTATCTAAACCAACCGGTATTGAAATGCCAAGTCCGTTAGTATCTAAACCAACCGGTATTGAAATGCCAGGCTTGACGGCAGCTCAACCCGGTGGCATTGGTGAGTTGTGGAAAAATATGCCAGCCACAGAGGGAATCGCCATTCAGGAATCGCCTTCTGATAAAGCTTGGTGGGAGATTGATAGAAAATTACCAGAGAGAATGCTTGCAGCCACAAAAAAATACAGTAAGGAATTTATTGAAGGTACGGGGATTCTATCTGCTTCAGATGCAACATATTATTCAGAAGAAGAGAAAGCAGCACAGAAAGTAACAAAGGAAGCGCTTGGTGAAAAAAGATATAGCGAAATTCAGGAAAAATATTCGCCAAATAAAGGCATCATCAAGGAAAAATTATTTAATATAGCCGACGCCGAAGCATTAAAATATGATCCTAAACTGCTTGAAAATTTAACATTTGTTGAAAAAATATTTACGGCTGCACCACAGGTGGTAGGACAGGCCCTGATTAGTGTTGCCAGTTTTGGCGCATTATCCATGCCGGCTATGGGTGCAATGATAATCGGATCTTCTTATAATCAAATGATCAAAGAAGGGGCCACGCACGAAGATGCAGAGAGACAGTCAATATTAAACGCTCTTTATCAAATGCCTCTTGAACAG